TTACAGGAAATGGATTGACTATAGCGTTAAATAGTATAAATAATCAAATCTGGACTGAAATTAGTACCGGAACTGATGCAACTTGGACAGAGATTGACACAGCCGCATAAATTAAATAATATATAACATAAGGAATTAAAATTATGGCATCAAGTTATTCTACAGACCTCAAACTAGAGTTACAAGTAACTGGCGAAAATGCTGGTACATGGGGTGATATTACAAATACAAATTTAGTTATTCTTCAACAGTCTATTGCTGGTTATTCTGGTATATCTATTGCAGGTGGAGCTGGAAATACAGATTTAACTTTTTCAAATGGTTTACAATCAAATGGTAAAAATGCTGTTATAGAATTAACAGGAACAATTACAGGAAATAGAACAGTAACTATCACTACTGCTTCTGGTGTTAAAAATAAAGTTTATGTAATTAGAAATAGTACATCAGGTGCTTTTACTGTTACAATATTAGTTCAAGGTCAAACAGGAGTTACTTTTTCTGCAACAGATAAAGGAACAAAAATTCTATATTTAAATGGAACAGATGTTGTAGATTCTAACATTGGAAAATTATCTAATGACTATACTCCAACACTAGCAGCAAACTTAAGCACAAATGCAAAAAATATTGTAGTTGCAAGTACATATGGAATTATAGATGCTAACGCAAATGAACAACTTTTATTTACTCAAACAGCATCAGCTACAAATGAAATTACAATAGCCAACGCTGCAGCTGGAAATTCTCCAGTTATTTCTGCAACAGGTGGAGATACAAACGTTGGATTAACATTAACACCAAAAGGTGATCTTTCAAGAATTACATTAAATGGTGAATCAAAAATATTTGGTGTATTTGAGAATGCTACAATATCAACTACTTTTGTAACATCTTTTTCTTATGATATACTTACACAAGCGGTTTATTTTCAAAACGTTGCTTTAGGTTCTAATTTTACAGTTAACTTAAGAGGAAACTCTACTAATGCATTAAATGCAGTATTAAATACTGGTGAATCAGTTACTGCTGCTTTATTAGTTAAAAACAATAACACAACATTTTATAATAACGTACTTCAAGTTGATGGAACTACTGTTACAGCAATTTGGCAAGGTGGATCAGCTCCAACAGCTGGAAACGCTTCATCTACTGATGTATATTCATACACAGCAATTAAAACAGCAGCATCAACTTACACAGTACTAGCATCAATAACGCAATTTAAATAAAAGGAGAAGAAAGAATGCCTTTATTATCTACACGCGGAGCTGGATCAGCAAAAGGATTTGGTTTTACAGGCGGCAAAGGAGCTGTTTCAATAGATTTTTTAGTAGTAGCGGGTGGCGGAGCTGGTGGATCCTTTTATTATGCGGGAGGTGGTGGAGCTGGTGGATATAGAACATCTACTCAAAAAATTCCAGTTGGAACTGCTATTACAGTAAGTGTTGGAGACGGTGGCCCAGGTAATTTTGATGGTGGAACACAAGGAACTAATTCTTATATTTCAGGAACAGGACTAACAACAATAACATCTACAGGTGGTGGTACAGGTTTAAATAAATACTCAGGAGCTACAACTAGTGGTGGTTCTGGAGGAGGAAATACTGGTTATGAAATGACCGTAATTGGTTTTGGTAACACTCCAAGCACATCTCCAAGCCAAGGTAATGATGGTGGAGCAGGTGGAAATTACGGTGGAGGAGGTGGAGGAGGAGCTAGTCAAGTAGGTCAAAGTCCTTCAGGAAATCCAGGTGGTAATGGTGGTAATGGAACCGCTTCTTCAATTACAGGTAGTTCAGTAACCTATGCAGGTGGTGGTGGAGCAGCTGGATATAATACAGGAGGTGGTTCTGGCGGATCAGGAGGAGGTGGAACAGGAGCTACAGGAGCTTTATCAAGTAGTTCTGCACCAACACCAGGAGATGCTAACACTGGCGGAGGCGGTGGAGGAGCCGCTTATTATCCTGGACCAAATGGTTCTGGCGCAAGTGGAGGAAAAGGTGTAATTATTTTAAGTGTACCAACTGCTTCGTATTCAGGAACATCGACAGGTTCTCCTACAGTTACTACATCAGGTTCAAATACAATATTAAAATTTACAGGTACAGGAACCTATACGGTATAAAATTATGGCATCTTTTGCAAAATTAAATTCAGAAAATGTTGTTGAACAAGTAATATCTGTTCATAATAATGAATTATTAGATAATGGAATTGAATCAGAAACAAAAGGTATTGCTTTTTGTAGATCTATATTTGGACAGGATACTAATTGGAAACAAACATCTTACAATACTAAATCGGGAATCCATATGCAAGGTGGGACACCTTTTAGAAAAAATCATGCAGGAATAGGGTATACTTATGATCAAGCAAGAGATGCTTTCATTGGAAAAAAACCTTATGCTAGTTGGTTATTAAACGAGAATACTTGTACTTGGGAAGCACCTATATCATGCCCCGTAGATGATCACGCATATTCTTGGAATGAGGAAAACCAAACTTGGGATTTAATTTTTTAAATAATTCTTTGATGTTGTATTCCTGGGTATTTAATTCCAGCGAAATTTAAATAATAAAAAAAACCTATTAAAGTTAATCTGTCTTCATTTATACTATCTTCTTTAAATTTTTGAGCAGCATGATGATTAGAACTATCAAATATAATTATTCTATTAAATCTTGGTTTTATAGAAATTGTTTCTTCAAACTGATCATTGTTTTCATTTAAAAATCTTTTTTCATTTTTAAAATCTTTTGATAAATATATTTCTTTTTTTTGATCTGAGTTTTTATTTGTAGGTATTGCATTTTTACATTCAAATATAGATGTACCACATTCTTTATGTTTTGATAAATAAACTATAACAGTAATTTCAGCCATATTATCAGTATGAACCCATCCTTTATTTATATGATCATTACTTATTTTTTGAAAAGTTAAACTTAAATTGTAATTTGCTTCTAAATAATTTATTGGATATAAAACACTTACAACTTTTTTTGCAAAGAAATCAAAAAAGTTTTTATTTATTGTATGTAATAAATCAGTTCTTTTTCCAGGGTATCTTCCTTCTAAATCTTTTTTAAATTCTAATGAATTTGCAAATTCTACAATTTTTTCTGGATTATCAAAAAAATTATCTAAAATTATAGTTGGCCAAAGCATTTTTAAAGTTTAAGTTCTGTTAATTGTTTATTATCGCCTAGAGTACCTTTTATAAAAACATTAAAAGCTAAACTAATTCTAGTGTTGTCTCCTTGTTTAGTTTCTACCATGTGAGTTAGTGAAGATGGAAATAATATAACATCTCCAGTCTTAACAGGAAACCACCAAGCCTCTGAATTATATAAATTCCAATCTTTGATTTCTAATTTAATAGTTGAATATTTGTCATTAAAAAATTTAATCTTGTCATGTTCTTCATGACAGTTAATATAGAATACTCCTGATACTAATGAATTAGGATGTGCGTGCTTATGATGATATTGATTTGTTTCAGTGTAGTTTAACCAAGATTGAGTAATATAAGGTGTAATTTTATTAGCCGGAGAAATTACTTTATTAAAATAATCTTTTATTTTTAAATCTAATTCTTTTTTAATATTAGCAAAAGGTTTTTCATTAAGAATATAATTATTGTTTGATGTAATGTTGCCATCGTTTTTATAAAAATCTTTTTTATTCTTATCTACAAACTTTAATTCTAATGGTGTTAATTTTCTATCTAGTTTAGAAACATAAACAGGAGTTGGAAATATACCATTTATTGTAGATGTGATTTCTTTTTTCATACTTATTAAAAAGTCTTTATGTATTTCTATCTTCACGTCTCTGTCTATAGTATAGTTTAAGGATAATGTCTAGTTATGAATATTAAATTTATAGAAGAATACCTTAAAGAAGTTAAATGGGTTGAAAACAATTCATATCAAGTAGAAGGTATTATTGAGAAATTATCTAATCAATATTATAAATTTGATATACAATTTTTAAAAGATTTTAGTGGTAAAGTAGGAAAACTAATTAATTCTGAAAGTAAAGCTGATAAAGTCTTATTTGAAGATGATAGAAATTGGATATTAGTAGATACACAAGAGCTTATTAAACACATGAAAGCATATAGTTTAAAAGAAATAAAATTAGAAGAATTGATTAAAAACATAGAATGGAATATGATACTTCCAAAAAAGTAGTGCATTTACTAATATAATCTATATAAAGGAAGGCTTATGCCTTTACAAAAGATACAATTTAAGCCTGGATTTAATAAACAACAAACTGCAACCGGAGCCGAAGGGCAATGGATTGATGGAGATAATATTAGATTTCGTTATGGCGAACCACAAAAAATAGGTGGTTTCCAGCAACTCGTTTCTAGCACCTTAGCAGGTCCAGCGCGTGACCAGCATACGTGGACAGCATTAGATGGTAAAAAATATGCAGCTATTGGAACTTCTAAAATATTAGTTATTTATTACGAAGGTTCTTTTTACGATATTACACCACTTGGTACAGCGTTAACTGGAGCAACTTATACATCCACAACATCTTCTACAACTGTAACAATCAATTTAACAGCACATGGATTATCAGTTGGTGATTATATAATATTTACAAGTGTTACAACTCCAGGATCACCTTCTACAAGTTATACATCAGCAGATTTTACAACAAATACATTTGAAGTAATTTCAGTACCAACAGCAAATACTTTTAGAATTACTATGGCAAGTGCTGAAACTGGAACAGGTGTGACTGCGGGCGGAACTTTAACAATGACACCTTATGTATTTAT